ATTTTTTTGAAAAAGCTCGTACCAGGTTTACAAAAGCTCATGCGTTACACAGGACATGACCAAAAAATTGGGGGTACACCCCCCAGTAATGATAGTGATGAGTTTATAAAGAAACGGCTACTTACTCACACACAAGATGGTAGATATGAATTATCTGTGGGGAAATTTAGGGTAGCTATAGACACGGTCGATATTAATGAAATTTTAATTTATCTCGATCAGATCTCATTGACTATAGGTCGCGCATATACAATGGCTTTACCGGACCCACTTTTATTTTCAAAAGAAGACATCGAGTTTGTTAGACTTATCGATGTTGGGGAAATCAGGACATTTACAGATTTTTTGATGTTTTGATCAGGCAGTGTGACGATTTTCTTTGTTAGTATTAAATGCAGTACAAGGACCTGAAAGAGAAGGCTAAGAAGCTGGGTCTACGGGTTACGAAAGATGTTCGCGGGAAACGCGTCAAATTTACAGCCAAGGAACTTCGTTCTAGGATTACTATGAATTTTGAAAATAGTGTCAAAAATGCTCAGCAGGTGATTCGAATTTGTAAGACGATCGTCGTACCCAATTCTCAACTACCATCCCGAGGTGGTCCTCCTCCACCTCCACCTCCACCTCCACCATCCAGGAAACCAGTCATAAATTCTACACGCACAAAACTAATGGCTGAATTAAAGGTAGCTCTTAAAAAACGTGAGTTGAAAAAATAATATTATTTATTAGTATAAAACGATCATGGCTAATTCTCAGTCGAACCAGAACGCGAAGCCAGCGAACAACGTGAACAAGCCCGCGAACAACGCGAACAAACCCGCGAACAACGCGAACAAACCCGCGAACAACGCGAACAAGCCCGTGAACAACGCGAACAAACCCGCGAACAACGCGAACAAGCCCGCGAACAACGCGAACAAACCCGCGAACAACGCGAACAAGCCCGCGAACAACGCGAACGTGAACAAACCCGCCAACAACGCGAACAAGCCCGCGAACAACGTGAAGCCCGCGAACAACGTGAAGCCCGCCAACAACGGTAACGCGAACAAGCCCGCCAACAACGGTAACGCGAACAAGCCCGCCAACAACGTGAAGCCCGCGAACAACGGTAACGCGAACAAGCCCGCCAACAACGTGAAGCCCGCGAACAACGGTAACGTGAACAAGCTCAACAACAACGCGAAGAAGCTCCGTGCGCTCGCCCTTCAGTTGGCTACCAACGCGATTAACAAGGCTCGTGAGACGGTACCTAACAACGCTTAAACAAAACAAGTGTAATTAAATAATGAATATAGAAGACGTCAAGCGAGTATTAGAAGGATGGGACGGAACTAATATGAGTGACGCACAAGAGATTATCGAAGGGTACGCATCCGGTACTGAATTTACAGAAGAATTCGTAGAGCACTATTTAGGTAAAGAACTCTACGAACGCCTCGAGACGATGACTATATTTTTTAAAAAATTTGAATCTCTCAAACGAGATCTACATTGAACCGTTTTTTCATAAACGACTTTACATCTTTTACATTCGGAAAACTCCAGAGATACCAACGTGACCAGAAACCAGCCCCGTTGATACCACTCATTTTCCAATTTTCCTTATCACTCCGATCGACATTTAACATCATGTTCTGAATCTTTCTGGGATCTCTCTCCGCTATGATTCGTTTAGGTATCTGACCACCATGTCTGAGTACGTACGATCGCATTCGTGAGGGTGTCTTGTGTTTGGTGTAGTCTGAGTACCCTCTTGCACCAAAATCAACAGTTTTACCGTCTTCTAGTATTGCCCTGAACTTCTTTTTTGGATCCGGGCTGCGAACGATCTTGACGCGCATACTTAATATTCACAAATATAATTTACATACCACATGCACCAGTGGCACAGTAGTTCTCCTTGTTACCATCTCCAGAGAAGAGAAGGAGCTTCTCGGGACCACGCTGGACGCGGTAAAGGTGATCGTACATGTGGAGGAGACCGATAGTCAGCGCGAGAGTTCCAACGACAACCCCTCGAACCTTACGCGCAGTGTAGGCATAAAAGATGATCACCGCAGCGAGGATCATCTGTATGATGGTCAGTTGGGGGATGGATGGCATCGAGAAACGTTCCTTGAGATCCTTGGTCTCCGTGGTGGGAGCTGGAGCGTAACCCGAAGTTTTTGGGGTATAACCTGGCATTTATTATGTATGGAGAAAATAATGTGGAATCTGTTGTTGATTCCTATAGTGATGGTTGTACATGATTACATGAAAGCACCGATTGATAAATTATATTTCAGTAACTGGAAACGTCCGATGATTGGAATAAGAAATACATTCATAGATATTTTACTTTATTCAAAAGAATATTCCACCTGGAACTTCAAAGGATTGTGGTTGATGAAAACACACTTCAAAAAAATACAGAAAGAGTTTGAAGAGGCTTCGAAAAAACTCGACAAACGATTTTATCATGATTTGGATCCATGGTTTGAAAAGAATGAAAAATATTACTATTACAAAGGTGAAGATTTCCCTCTATTGAAAAGTTTAACTGATCAAATACCCAGTATTTATAATTGGACGTGTGCGTTCGCGGTCATGGAGGGTCCTATGACTATACCACCCCATAGGGCTGAAACTAATCATTTATTGAGATACCACATCACGATATTTGGTGACGGTGACTGTACCCTATACACTGAGAATGGACCACACGTACACCACGAAGGTGGGGATTTCATATTTGATCACTCAAGATATCATGAAGTCGTGAAGACTGGAGATGGTCGAAGGGTTGTACTTATTCTCGATGTTCATAGAATTTAAAAAAATAACATCCTACTGTATGAAGATTAGAATCCTATTAATTATAGTGTTCATAATCCTGATACCATTCATGTTAAATTTATGGAATGGGTATCTTAAGCCAGCTCAGAGTGGGAATTTTGAACATGTTGATTGTTCTACAATTTCTAATAACTTGAATCCATATGTAAATGATATCATCAAACTCATAGAAGAACATGGTAATAAAACAAGTGCCGGTCCAGTCGAGGGTTACAAACTTGTGAGAAGTACCGTGAAAGAGAAGTTACCACAAGTGTATAAGATCATAGAGGACTATGTTTCAAAAATCGACACAGACGGTTTGAAACCAGCCAATTGTGAAAGAGAGCAGTACTGTTGGTTTTTGCGCCTGTATAATAAGAAGGGTCATTATATCGACTGGCATTTCGACAATAACTTCACGAACGGGTTACGAAAGACATACGTGTGTAACGTGTACATCAGTGAATGTAATGCGTCTCATCTCATGACTAAAGATCGATACGAAAGAGTCAGGGTTGATGAGAGTCGTGCGGGTAAAGGTGTTGTGTACAATGGGAGTGAAGTAAAGCATTCAGTTTCCAGACAGAATGATGGTTGTGTTAGGATTTCTCTGATCATTCCTTTATATGAAGACGACTCTGTATCTATGGTGGGTTGGTTGAGAAGAGGCGCACGAAATATATCCGATAAGATTTTCAAATTATAGATGTTTCCTACACACGGCAATATACATATCACTTCCACCTATGAGTTCCAGGGTTTTGTCGTCTACAATTCTTTTGGTGAATGGTCCCTGTGTCCCATCATTACATCGCATACACAGAGCTGAAAGTTTCGTCACATCACACGCGAGAGGGATACAGTCGATAAGTTCACCAAACTTATTCTGAAATGAATCTGCATCGAGACCAGCCAAGATAACAGACTTGTTCACCTGTAGACAACATTCTACAAATTTCGTAAGTCGTGGAAAGAATTGAGCTTCATCAATAGCAATTATATCAGCTTCATCAAATTCATCTGTATTAATAATTTCAAATAAGTCAAACACTTTATGACAATCAAACTTTACATTATCATGTGTTTTGAGAATTTCATCGGGGGACCTGGTATCTTTTGCTGAGTTGATAACAAGGATCTTCTTATTTATGACTTTCAGTCTCTTAAGTCGTCGAATAAGTTCAGATGTTTTACCCGAAAACATATTTCCCATAATAATTGAAAGTCCCATCGCACCTTATTATTATAATATTGTATTTTTTATATGGTTACTTTTCACAGAGCATTGTTCAGCGGACATAAAGGGTATTATGACCCCAAGACGGGAAATGTGAAATTTGGTTCACAAGTATTTCCAAGTATTGAGGTAGCTATAAAATATCTTAGTGAGAAGTAAGATGCCTCTCACCGATGCAACCATCACGAAAAAGGTTGGTGAGTTGCGTAAATCTGAGGGTAAAATCTATGCACCCCTCAAATATTTCAGGGGGCTTGAGTCTCTCAAGGGGGTTGAGACACGTTATAAAAAGATGCTCCGGAAAGACTACTCCAATTTCGATACAGACAAGGGACAAAAGACTAAGACTTCCTCCTACACCCAGAAATTTAGGAAGATGTACGGACCAGAGGTTAGGTCCCTACCCGAAATTTCTAAGGCTACTAAGATTCCTCTAAAGACAGTGAAGACCGTGTTTAACAGGGGACTCGCTGCGTGGAGAACCGGGCATCGTCCGGGTGCTTCTCCACAAGCGTGGGGGTATGCTAGGGTGCACAGCTTCGCCACTAAGGGGAAGACGTACTACACGGCGGATAAGGATTTGAGATGATTATCCCGGGACGAGACTACATTTTCTCAGATCGACATCATCACGTGCGTTCACAATTACACAAATCCAATACGTGGACGTGAACGCCAAAAACGCAATCGGAATAATCACTAGACTGATCATTAGTATCAAGTTACAATTTAAATTCTATCCCCGCACTCTCTTCATCCCCTCTCTACGGACGATTATATCTACACATTCAACTTCCTCTTTCGTCCATTCGGGTGCATCGTGTGAAGTTTTGAATCTGGTATACATTTTACCCTTACCAGTAAAGTCATTTGCAACTAACTTTGTATCGATATCCTCCATTTTCACACCGTGGTGACCAAAATAAGGCCAGTTGTTAAAATTGAGACGAAACGTCTTGTATCCTCGCGGTTCGAGATGTACTCGTCGAGGTGCGGACAACTTGTGATAGGTATAAGAAAACTCTTGTTTCATACGAATACCACCTTCACAGACGGGGTCGGGTTCGAACTCGTAGTAGGGCATGGCGGCGTTCATATTGTCGACGATGTTGAGGATGTTCCTCATGGTGAAAGAGTCGCCAATCTCGTACACGGGTTCGTCATCGAAAGTGAAAGACATTTTGTTTGTTTATTTTTAGTTGGTAATTGGGTTCACTTAGGTATTCATCACTGAATTATATTTTTGAATGGGTAAAATTCTATATCTTGATTTGTTTTGTTGAATGGTTGTTTCGAAATATATATGTAGACTTCCTCTGCATATCTATAATCCCCGCATCGACATTTGAAGTTATATATTAAAATACCAATTTCACTGTTTGGGTATTTTTCTTTTAGTTTTTTAATATTCATCATACAATATTTACTGAAAATATCAAAATCTTCTTTCGTTTGTAGAAGTAATATAAAATGTTTTCCAATATAGTTTTGTTGTAATTTCAAATATTTTTTAGATACATTTATGAAACCTGGTATATCATCACGTAAACATTGTGTATAATTTAATACACCGTTATCTGTATCGAGAAGATTTTCTAAAATGTAATCATCGTGTGGTTGAAAATCCGTAACTGTATTATTTGTGTGTCTTGCTAAATCATGTACAATTAAATTAAATTTCTTTTTTTCTTTATGGATATATGCATACGCATCCATGGCGGATAGATCCAACCTTGGATCATTAAATGCATCTTGACTAAGCTTTCTCATTATTGGATTTGTTTTTACAAAATTAATCAACGTATCATCGATTTCAACATTTTTCACGTACGCATTCGGTTGTTTGAGAGCTCGCATAGCTGGGAATCCATCACCACCCCCTAAAATAAGAATGTTCTTTGGGTCTGTGTTTAACAACTTAATTGGTATATCAACCATGGCGTAATGTGATTTTTCATATTCTTGTGTATGATTTTGCATCTCACCATTTAAAAACATAGAAATGTGATTAGTTTTTTTATCCCTCACTAAATCGATAGTTTGGTACGGACTCTCCATATGATTTAATATTTCGATTCCACGTGTATATAAATTTGTAGATTTCTTATACATATACATTCTTAATATGAATAGACACACAAGGATAATAAGTAGACTAAATTTCATCTTATATCTAATTACATTTTAATATCAACGCCGTAACACAAGAACTTTCATACCCATACAATTCATACCTTTTTTTAGATGTTCAATCACAGCATTACATTTATCTTCATTCTTTTCACATGAAAAGAAATCAATCCTAATTTTATGATGTTCTGGCCATGTATGTACTGAAAAATGACTTTCAGTGAGTAAATATAACAAGGTTAACCCATGAGGTTCAAAATGATGTATCATCTTATTTAATATAGTTACTTCACCTATTTCCAATGCCTTGTCGCATATTTCAATTAAACTTGTATTATTATTAATTAGATCCGTATTTAAATCATCGATATCTACAATATAATGTATACCCACTGATATTGATTGTGGTGGTGGTGGCTGTTTAACCCTACCAAGTCTTCGTCGTCCATACATATATGTTGAGGTGTTCTTATTCCTTATATCATGAAACTCAAATTTATTTCATTACCCCGGGATGAGTGTGCATTTTCTCATATCAACGTCATCACGCGCGTTCACAATTACACAAACCCAATACGAAGACGTGAACACCAAAAACGCAATCGGAATAATCAATAGACTGATCATTAGTATCAATTTACAATTTAAATCCTATTCACCGAGGATAAGAGTTTAAAGTTTTATAAGCTGTATACTATATGAAGTCACCTCTTCGGTATCCGGGTGGAAAAACGAGAGCGTGTACTGTTTTAGACGATATCGTCCGCGAAAAGGGTTTTGATACATCACTCGTGATATCCCCATTCTTTGGTGGAGGTTCTTTTGAATTTTTTCTACATACCAAATATGGCTCAAAACTCATAGTCAACGACAAGTTTAAACCTCTGGTATCATTCTGGAAAACTGTTCAGACATGTAAAGTGAAACTATGTGAAGAGCTACGGAAAGTTCAAAACGTCGTATCAAAGTCTATTTTCAGTGTCATGCGAAACACCATAATGGAAGAGTCTGATGAGTTTTTACAGGGGTATAAATACTTTGTCATTAACCGGTGTTCATTTAGTGGTGCCACTCTTTCGGGAGGATTTTCACCTGAATCTTCTAAAAAAAGATTTACAGAGTCGTCAATTAAACGTATTGAAGACCTCGACCTAACTAAAATAGATTTTCATAACATGGATTTTGAAGATTTTTTGGAGGCTAATAAGGGTTTCGTATTTTTAGATCCACCTTATTATCTCGGTACTAATTCAAAATTATATGGAAAGGATGGAAATATGCACGAAAGTTTTGACCACGAAAAACTCTCCCAGGTTTTACACAAAAGAAAAAACTGGATAATGACATATAATGACTGTGATTACATTAAGGAGTTGTATAAAAATTTCGAAATCCGTGAAGTAAAGTGGTCATATGGAATGAATGCAAGTAAAAAATCATCTGAACTCGTTATCATAGGTTAGGTGGGAGTCGTGAACTATCATCTAGAGAGTACTCACTCGGCTCAAGTGTTTTAATATTTATAGGTTGAAAAGCAGCTGTCACGGATAACTTTGATTTACTTTTAGAATGTACCTTCACTCTTATGCGTATCCTCTGCTTCACAAGAAATTCGGGTACTCTCAAATCCAGTGGGTCTTTACCCATGTGATACAATCCATAATCCTTAATCTGTATATACGCACAACCTTTATTCGTATAAAAATTCTGGATTCCCTGGTCCTCTATTTCTAGATATTCATCTTTATACGCATGTTTAATCTTGATCCATTCATCATATGAAATCTTATTGTATAAAAATGGAGGTGGTTTAAATCTAACTCGATCCATATATTTTTGAAAAAATGTATTTGTCGGTACCCATCGTCCATCTTCCCATTTGAGTTGAGACTGTCCCCAATCCGGTGGTTGTGTCGCTTTACACTCGATGTGTCCATTTGTTGTGTGTATATCTGCTTCATGGGAGGAACCTCCACCAAGCTTCAAGATTTTAGAACTATGTTTTATATTATTATAACAAAGATCTTCGTATTTTTTACCATTCACGGAACATGCGGATCCTTTAGATATTTTCAAAATAATTTTCTGGGTGAAATTATGAACGTACATATTTTCTATACATAAAAGAGTTTTAATTTTTTCGATATCACGTCTCAAGACCTTTATTTCTTGTAACACTGTATCCATCCTTAATTGAAAGTTCAAGCTTGATCTTTATATAGGTATTAAAATTCTAGGGTCTAGAGTCTATCCATACTCACGTGAAACTCGAGCTTGTCCCCATGACGTGCAGAGAGACACTCGATGTGGGTCTCCAAGTCACATGCAAATTGCTGATATTCATATACTATACCATCCGGGGTCAAGAGAGTAGGTTTCTGTACACGGGGGAGATCCATCACGGTGATTGGAATTGTCACGTAGTTACAGTCTTCATAGTCCGGGAATACCTTGAAAGCAATGACGGGGTGCTTGGAGAGAACCATCTGACCATTATCATGTTCCTTGAGGGAGAGCACATAGTTTCCGGGTTCGGCTTTGATCATGGTGGAAGACATCTTAATTACCTGGAAATATTCGGGGAATGGGTTCACTTAGGCGGTTAAAGAACACGAACTATAAAAAATCAAAATGGATCTTTCCAGTCTGTCTAAATTGGATCTTTCTAAGATTCCTAAAAACCTTTTAGGTATACTTCAAGATAAAGAACTCTCAATGGCTCAGAAAATGGTGGCTTTTAACATGTTCATACCAAATTTGCCAACTAGTCCAGAACACGATAAGGCGTATGACGACAACCTGGAGGTTGGTCGCACGATTAAGCGTCTTGTGGATGAGGGTAAGATTAGTTTGAAATTTGACAAGAACTTCAAACTTGAGGTGATTACCAAGTAGGTAGGTGCCTCTCTAAATTTTCATCGATATCAAATTGAGCAGGGTCAACCTTGATTTTCTTAGACTTGGTAGGTTTAGGTTTTATGATTTTAAAACCACGAGCTGAGTTAACTTCTACATCATACTGTGCAGGGTCAGTGAATACACGGGTTCTGACACTATGTATAGGATGAGGAATGAAAAAAGTCAAAATGAGGGGCATTTATTATAGATTGGTTCTACTCTTTATCCTCATCTGGTCGAATCGCCCATATATTTTCCTTATTGAATTTTTCATAATCGATCTCCTCGATTTTGAAAACATCCATGATAAACTTCTTGATAGGATTTACTTTTTTTAGTGGTTCCCTTTTTGGTGGATCCACGGGGGCTACGAAATCACCTTTCTTAGAGTGGACACGTACACTGGGTCGGATAGTTATAATTCTTGTTAGCATCTATAGTTATATGAGACTTTAATAATTAATGATACCATTGGCTGCGAGACTGAGTTTAGCAATTGTCATCACAGTGAGACCAATTGCGATATCGGGGAAGTTCACCTTTAGCAAACGACCTGCAATTGTCATGGGTAAAATCCACGTAACGAGTTGGAGTTGTGCATAGTTCACAAGGTCGGGGTTGGGGAGGGTAGCTTGAACACGAATGGGTCGCGCGAGACGTCTACCAGTCTTCACCTTTTTTTGAAACCGGGTAGGGGTCTTTTGAATGTGAATGGGTAGAGCGAGAGAAGCCATTTTATATTCAAAGAATTTCATCTTTAAACACCTAAGTTAAGCGTTTGCATTGTATAAAATATACAATCACCATGAACACTTCTACTATGCTCACCGAATTCAAGAACCTCATCAACGAACATGGGTACCTCAAGGATCTTTGCAAGGAGCAAGCTGTGAAGATCAAGGAACTCGAGCAGTTGATCAGGAAAGCTGACGAAGAGCAAATCTCGAAGCACCTTGAGGATGAGATTCAGAGGGTTGGGGCTGTTCTCAATGAGGCTGAAAACCCATCCCTCTTTGAGACGACTGCGCGAACCAAGACCTTCACCTTGAACAGAGAGATTGCCGCCCACCTCACTGAACTTGGTGAGATGACATCCGACTTTTACAAGACGGCTACATACGAAAGAGCTGCTAACATCATCGCCACTCTCCCATATGTGGTACAAAATGGTGAGAGTCTCCTCAAGATGAAGGGTATTGGGAAGGGTATTGCCGCCAAGGTTGATCGGTTTCTCGATGAGTACTTTGATGATTCCGAATCAGTCGCCTCGAATGAGGGACAGATTCTCGAAGAGTCTGATGATGAGACGGATGAAGAGTCTGAGATGTCGTCCCTGGTGAGCTCTGACGATTCTGACGAGTCTGACGATGAATACTTTGTGTCTTTCAACCCTAAACTAACGGATATTTTCGATAAGCTCGCCTCCCTCGAGGATGATCCCCACAAGAGGAATGCCTACCGCAGCGCTGCTGATGCTATTAATACCCTTGATTTCAAGGTGACGAGTGGTGAGGCACTCGCGAAGGGTCCCAAGAAGGTCAATGGTATTGGTAAGAGTGTCGCCAAGATCATCGATGAGTTCCTTGAGACTGGGAAGGTTAGTAAGTTGGAAAAGTTGGAGAAGATTGGCTCCACCAACGAAGAGATTGCATGGACCCTCGAGGCTCTTGCCTCCCTCGAAGGTGAGGAACACGGTTCCAAGGACCCATTCAAGATTCGCGCGTATAGGAAGGCTGCGGAAATTATTCGCGAACTCGACTTCGAGGTGACGAGTGGTGAGGAACTTGCGAAGGGACCCAACAAGGTGGAAGGTATTGGGAAAGGTATCGCTAAGAAGATCGATGAGTTTCTCCAAACTGGAGAAATTGCGAGACTCGAGGAACTTTCTAACGCCTAATTCCCCTTTACCATTGAGGTGTGAGACATAAATTTTAATAAATACCAATACTTTTTACTTGAACACTGCTTTTGCTTTGCCATCATAAATGTTTACAATCCCTGATGCTATCATCTTTTGGTTCACTGATAGTTTATCTCCCTTGTCGCGATATACAGTTACAAGAGGACGACCGTACTTATCGTTTTTACCACATTCAATCCATACCCACCCATTTACTTTATTTCTACACATGAATGGGTTCCATAATTTGGGGACCACGTGATCATCGAAACCACATTCCTCTTTAAACAATTCTCGTGCGAGTTTGGCTAAGTAAATATGTTCAGTTCGTCCTTCCATAGTGAGACTGGGTTTCATCTCTGCCGAATCGTATCCAAGTGTGCGAAACCTGAATTTTAGAACGCGTCCATGCTTCATGATAACTGCATTAAATGTGTCACCATCGTACACACTCGTTATTCGAGCATACCCATTATAACCAGATAGACTGAAAACTGGAATTGAATCATCGACACCCGATAAAGCTCTCTTACTGATACACCAGCTCATATATAAAGAAGTCTACACTCCCCTTTAAACTTTTTTCTTAGTATAGTATAAACAATGAGCATCATAATGTCTAAAGCACTGCTGAAAACTAAACCCCGATACCCCCGTAATCCCAAGAAGAGTGTGACTTTGAATTTTGCCGAGAAGGAGAAGGAGTATTGGAGGAAAGTGGAAGAGAAGGATGAGAAAAGGAGGGAGAAAGAAAAGGAGCGACAGGAGCAGAAGAAACAAATGATGCGTTATAATGCGGAAGTGAAGGCTAAGGATTTTGCCGAGAAGGAGAAGGAGTATTGGAGGAAAGTGGAAGAGAAGGATGAGAAAAGGAGGGAGAAAGAAAAGGAGGCTTATTATAAGGCGATGAATGAATCTAAAGCATTGCTGAAAACTAAACCCCGATACCCCCGTAATCCCAAGAAGAGTGTGACTCCTCTAGTACTCGTATCTGTGGACAAGGCGGGTGATCTCAAGCTCGGTAAGCGTAAGTGCCGTCTCCACAAAAAGGACGAGGTGGTGAAGGTTGCGAAAAAGTATGGCGTTCCCAACGCGGAAAAGAAGACTGTACAGCAGCTCTGTGGATCTATCAAGGCTAAGGCTAAGGCGAGCAACGATGGTATGAACAATGTCCCCCTCGCCAAGTTGTACCCCGAGGCTGCCAAGAAGCGCGCTGCCGCCAAGAAGGTTGTGACCAGTTTTATGAAGGGTATGGTGACCACTAATAACAACATTGCTAAATTGCGTCAACTCAATGTGAATTCCCCAAGTCCCGTAAAACCCAAACCCTCGAAGAAGGCTCAACCCATCACCAAGGAGGAAGGCATAAAACGTATCAAAATGATGAAGAATCTCGATAGGAATGTAATGTCCAGACTCACGAACCGTATTCAGAGGGGAACCATGTCTCCTCGTAAGGTGGTCAAGGTGGCTCGCGAGCTTTCTAGATTGAGGGCTCCTGCATCTCGTGTTAATTTATAAATCAATCTTCTCCTCGTCTGCGTTGAATTTAGTAAAGACTTCATCGTTCCAATCACTGGGGTTGGTGTACTTCTTACCCTCATCTGTGTCGTAGAAAGATTCACTATCTTTCATCATCATCTCCCTAACAGTTTCGTATAGAACTGTAGAGAGTGCAAATTTGTAGGCAAGAAACCCTATAAA